GGTCTTTCTCAACGACCAAACCGATTTCTGCCTCCAAACGCATAGTCGGCTCCCACTTCAAGAAGGAAGAAGCGATAAACTTCTTAGGAAGCCGAAAGGACTCCTCTCTCAACTTAAGCAGTTGATCTCTCTTCTTAGGGGGAAAAGTCCCTGCCCACTGTTCATAAGGATAAGGGCGGCGGACTCTCTCAATTTGGTCGCAGATAAAATCAGATTCTTGGCGTATTGTCCTTTCCCATCTCTTTCTGACATTGATAAGGTCATCATGAACGGGACATGCCTTGCCAACTCTACCTTCCATACTTATCTGCTCGTTATGGGAGCAAGGATTATGGAAGGAAGCGACATAGCCTTCAACACCAAAGAACCGACGACCACCAAAATGTGGCTCACATTTGGATGGCCTATCTCGTTCAGCATAGGTAATACTCAGCTTGATTGGCTTAATAGGCAGTGAAAACAAACACAATGCCGGCCTAACGTACAAGCTGTTCAACCTATCCACGCTAAAAGAGTCCAACATACACGGTTTGCCCCAAAATACAAAGGCAAAATAATTCCATGAAAAATGTAGGATGCAGGCCAATCCAATCGGCACCATACTTCCATGAACATAAGAACCAAGAAAAGGTATAATAAAATGTCCAAAGAGTCTAGTGTAAAAGGAATGGCCCCATCTCTTGTACTCAATTTGTGCGAAAAAGACTGGAACGATAAAAGATATGAGAAGTCTATAAAAGAGCTCGTAAAATTCTAGAGAGTCAATATTCAGGCAGTACTTCCACTGATGACTATAGAAATCGTACTCTCCCATCCTAGGAGAATTTTTAGTACGAAAACGAGGATCTAATATCTCCAAATCACAAAACATCTTTAGCATGCCAACATGTTGCAGAAGATCCGCAAAAGTGACAGTAAAGAGTGTGGTTGGAATAAGATACTTCACATATTCCTCAAATACTGAGACTACCAAAACCCTCAAAATAAGAGGTACATAATAAGCCCAGTATGAGCCAGGAACAGCGAAAACTGAAGTCCAGGGTCGCGCTGACTCTAGAACCTCAATCGCCGTAATGGGGTCTTTCGGTAGGCTAGGAAGTGGCTCGAGATTGAATCCCGCATGCATCACATCATTTGCCCACATCCGCTTAGACTGGTGCTGCCGCAAACCAAGATTGGTTCGAGCGGCTCGCGCACGGTCCATCGCGTCGGCGATAACCCCCAAAACAAAACTAGAAGTCGTAACACCCTCTAAATCAAGGGGTTGACGCTTAGCAATAGAGCCAATTGATCGTATAACAACACGTCTATCGGCAACACTGGAAAGGTCCTTAGTAAGGAATGCCACTTCAGCGTACGCTAGCATCTCAGCTCTAGTTTCCTCCCTAACCTGCTGTGGAGTCTTCCGCTCACGAACAGCAACCGCTTCAGCGGCGGCACCCAAGCGACCCATTTGAACTCTTCCCTGGTTAACATCAACCATAAAAGCAGCTTCTGCTGCAGGGCGTCCATGTAGATCTCTCAAGGGCACGTCAGGTGCATCATCAGCCATCCTGGGCCTACGCTCGCCACGCCCTTGCCCTTGAGGTGGGCAGTGGGGTTGTGGGCATGCGGCAGCTAGGTGGCCTACCTGCCTACAGTTGTAGCACCTCTGAGCATGGTGCCTATCAACTCTAGCAGCGTGGCCCTCACCAGGGTAGCCAAGGGTGGAGTCGAAAATCATCTTACCAGGTTTTCGTCTCTTGACTTTATGGCTCGTAAACTCCCTACGAGCAACATCTTTGTAGTGCTTGCCACCATCTCGCGTCTGGGAACCAGGTTTGGTCGTCAACCCCAGAATCGCCCTACTATCGGTAAAGGCTTTCCGAACACCTGCGCTTCGAGGCCGTATTGGTCTATGGGACACGCTTTTACTCCCACAAGGGGGAGGGTATCGCTTAGATACTGCGTGTGTACCATAGCCAAAAGCCGGCCAAGGTTCATAAATTTTCCCATCTCGCTCGACGATGGGATCGAAGAGGTGAACACCCTCTTCGTCTCTCTCTCCAGTGGTCAAAAGACCAAAAGCCCGGGCCAAATCATCCTCCTGAATGAGGACTTCAAAGCCAGGGTCCAATACCCGTATATCCGTGGGGGAGGGATTTAATCCACCACTAGTTTGCGTTGACTCATAGCTTGCTTGTGTTAACATAGCTATTACAGCGCCAGGTCCTTTCACCTGCGTCATCCGCGTTTAGGGGCACGCGGAAAGCCACATAAGATTGAGAAAG